AGCTGCAGTTAATGTAATACCATAACCACCTGTTTGTGGTGTACCTATGATAAATCTTACAGAACTTTCTGGATCTTGCATTAGTTTAATTGCTTTTTGTCTATCGTCTGTAGAAGTATCTCCATAATAAGTTACATATGCTTTATCCCCATACTCTTTTTTTATGTGTTCTACTATTGTTGCTATATCGTTCCTCCAATGTGCCCATATTACAACCTTACCTTGTATCTCATCTAAAGTGTCCATAAGTTCTACAATACGATTATTTTTTATTTGCTGCACAGTTCCATCATCAGAAGTAAAGTGACCACAAGTTATTTGTTGTAAACGCATAAGTTGTGTCATGGCAGTAGCTGTTGTACTTAATTTTTTATTCATGATTGCCAAAGCATTTTGTTTCATCTGTGTGTATAATTTTTTTTGTTCGTCTGTAAGCTGTATTATTCTTTTTGTAAAAGTTTTAGGTGGTAAATCTAAGCAATCGTCCTTTAGAACTCGATAGGAAAAACTTAAAAGTTTATTAGATAATTCTGGTAAATTTTTATAGCCTACAACTATATTAACTGATCTACCTCCAAAGTTTGCAGTTTTCATAATTGCATATCTAGTTCTAAAACTATAATAAGATCCATGATCTAATAAAAATGGATCTAAAAATTCACATTGTTTATATAAATCTAAAGGTGATTTAGTAACTGGTGATCCTGTTAATATTCTTCTGTATTTTGTAATTCTACCTAATCTACAAATACTTTTAGTTCTTTTGGCTTCTGGATTTTTAATAGTTGTAGATTCATCAATAGCCATTAAGGTCTCATGGCAACTTATAAACTTAGCAACAAAATCAACACCTTTTTTAGTGGATAAAGCTTCGACATTTACTATTAAAATATGTAACTCATGTCCTGTTTTAAATAATTTAGCTAATTCTGTTTCTTGTTTTTTATTAATATTAGCTTGCCACAATACGGACTCATATTCGACATGATCTGCCATATGTGTTGGTATTTCACTTTCTTGCCAATTTTTATATACACCTTTTGGTGCTACAATTACAACGCCGTTAATTTTACCTTTATCATAAAGCATGGAAATATTATCTATAAGAACTTTTGATTTACCGGTTCCCATTTCCATAAAATATGCAAATACTTTTTTATCCCACGATTTTTCCAAAGCCTTTATTTGATGCGCATAAGGTTTTGTTTTAAATTTATAATCCATAATTTTTATTTCTAAACTTTCTATTGACATCTTTATCATAAAGTTTATATTGTTGTCAATGTCAGAAAGCATAAATAGTAAGAATATTAAAGAGACTACGTCTGTTGTATATGTGGTACAAGAAATTGCAGGTACTAGAGATGGTAGACCAAAAATAAATATTATGGGTGCCTCACAATACGGTGCTTTTAAATTTTTATTACCGGAATTATCTCAAATAATATTTTCACCGGGGCCATTAATTATTAAATTAAGAAAAAGTTTAAAGGATTATAGACCTAAGGATTATTTATTATTAACTGGTGACCCTGCAATAATTGGTGTAGCTTGTTCTATTGTAAGTGATATTACAAATGGTAAGTACAATTTATTAAAGTGGGATAAACAAGAAAGAAGATACTATCCAATAGAAATAAACTTATATGAAAGAGGAGAAATAAATGAATGAGAAAAATAACTTGCAAGAGATGTTTATTGAGGACGCACCTCAAGATGTTAATAATTTAACAGGTGTAGAACACTTATCTGATTTAGTAATACAGTTACAAAAATTAGAAGACGAGATAGTTACATCAGAAGAACATTTAAAAAGAAAAAAAGAAAAAGCAGATAAACTTTCACAAGTAGCTATTCCTGAAGTTATGGATGCACTTAAAATGAAGACCATGAAACTAGCTGATGGTTCTGCAATAGAAATTAAAGAGATATATAGCGCAACTATTCCTGTAGATAAAAAGGAAGGCGCTTTTAACTGGCTTCGAGATCACGATCTGGGTGACCTTATTAAAAATGAGATCACCGTTTCCTTTGGTCGTGGCGAAGACAACAAGGCGAGCGATTACGCAGACCTTGCAAAAGGTCATGGGTTAGAACCAACCCAAAAGTTGAAAGTCGAACCCATGACACTTAAAGCATTGTTTAGAGAACGTTCTGAAAATAATGAAGAACTGCCATCTGAACATTTTAACCTGTTTAAGGGAAACAAAACAAAAATAACAAGGAGCAAATAACATGAGCGAAGAAACAAGAGACGTGACAACAAAAAAAAGTAATGCATTAGCAACTATGGACTTTGTTGCAGATTCAGGAATGGGTCTAGAGAACATTGACAAGAGCGATCTTGCATTACCCTTTCTAAAACTACTACAAAGTGGTTCTGATGAAACAAAAAAGAAACATGCAAAATATGTAGAGGGAGCAGAAGCCGGTATGTTTTATAATACAGTTACTAAAAAACTGTATAATGGAGAAAAAGGAATAGAAGTTATTCCTGTGTTCTACAAAATGACTTACCCTGAATGGGCACCTTTTGAAAGAAGAGAAGGTAGACCAATCAGCAATGATAGGGGTGTTAGCGTTATGGCAGATACAACTCAAAACGATAAAAACAAAGATTTGTTACAAAATGGTAACGAGATTATCAAAACTGCAAATCATTTTGTTATAATCAACGGTGAAAGACCAGAAAAAGCATTGATGACAATGAAATCTACTCAATTAAAAGTTAGTAGAGGTTGGAACTCATTAATTGAAGATCAGTTTGAAACTGATCCTAAAACTGGCAAGTCTGTATCAGCCCCTATGTTTTCAAGAATTTTTAAATTAAATTCTGTAGAAAACTCAGGTAGCTTTACTTGGCATGGTTATACTATAGCTATGTTAAGAAAAGTAGATGATGCGGGTATATATCAAATGGCCCGTGATTTTCATAACTCATTAAAAAGCGCACAGTCAAAAGCTGCTGCACCTGAGGTAGAAAAATCAAATTATTAGTTTCTCGAGAGAGAAATGTGGGCGGTGTAGGGAGACTGAGACCGCCCATAATATAAACATATTTTTGATTTAAGGGATCATTATGGTAGATAAATTTATAAAGTTGTTCTCTGGTTATGAAGGAGATTTCGGTATTGCCGATATGTCCAAAGCTACACTAGACTATGAAAAAAATAAATTAAAACCTGACTACGAATGGTCTGGTAGACCAATAACTACTATTGACTATCAAAATCATATTAAAGGCAATATATCTATAGGCATACAACCCTGTAAATTAAATAAAACTGCACAATTTGGATGTATTGACATAGACCCTAAAAATTACGCAGAATTTAAAACTGAAAAATACCTAGCATTATTTGCACAATATAAATTACCCTTAGTTCCTCTTATGTCAAAAAGCGGTGGACTGCATTGTTATTTATTTTTAAAAGAACCCATTCCTACACCTGATTTAATAGAAGCATTAAAATCTTTTTTGCTTCCTTTAGGTTTAAAACCTAGCACAGAAATTTTTCCAAAACAGAAAGAATTAAAGGAAGATGACAAGGGAAACATAAAACCAGGAAATTTTATTAATTTACCTTACTACAATAATGGTGAAACACATAGGTATGCAGTAGATAAAGATAATAATAAATTATCCTTAGAAAAATTTTTAGAATATGTGGAACAATTTATAATAGATAAAAATAAATTAGATTCCTTGGTAGAAGAAACACACAAAAATATATTATTAGGAACAAACCCAGAGTTTGATGATGGTCCACCTTGTTTAGCTATATGTTCAAAATCTAAATTAGATGATGGTAGAGATAGATTTATGTATAATTACATGGTCTTTGCTAAAAAGAAATACAAAGATAAATGGCCAGATGAGGTATCAAAAGCAAACTATGCTTATTTAGAAAACCCTTGGGATAAATCTAAATTAGACCTTAAGATAAATTCCTGGACTAAAGAAACAGCCGGTCACACTTGTTATGAAGATCCTATAAAAGATAAATGTATGCGTAGTATATGTTATTCAAGAACTTTTGGTATTAAATCAGATGACATAAATGCTTTTCCAGATATTACAGACTATCAAATAATAAAATATGAAATACCTGAATATAGATTTAATGTTGTAATGCCTAATGATGATAAGATTGACGTGGTTATACCTAATGTAGATACCATGACAAATCAAAAAAAGGTATTAGATCTTATATGGGAACAAACAGGAATATATTTTGAACCATTAAAACCAAAAGATTATAGAGTTAAACTAACTGAATGGAGAAAAAATTGTGAAAATATAAAACCACCAGAAGGTACAAGTACAGACGATATACTAGGCAATGAGTTGTATAATTATTGTGTTAATGGACCACAAGCTAAAGCAAGAATACAGATTCGATTGGGTTCTTGTTTAACTGAAGAAGGCTATCATTATTTTAGGTATCAATCCTTTATCTCTCATTTGGGTAACGACTGGAAGATATCAAAAGAAAAAATAGGTCACAAACTTAGAGAAAAATTTAACGTAGAATTTAATTGTTCTTTACGAGTAGAAGAAAAAATAGAAAAAGTTTGCAGGTTAAAACAACTGCATATTGATAAAATAGAATACAAACCAGTAGAGAGAAAAAAATCTAATTACTAATGAGATATAAAGTTATAGGACCACCCGGCACAGGCAAAACTAAAACATTGTTGGATCAAGTAGATAAATATTTAGCAAAAGGCATACCTTTAAATCGTATAGGTTATTTTGCTTTTACAAGAAAAGCTTCGGAAGAAGCACAAGATAGGTTTTTAAAAAAA